TGTTGCGCCATACGCTATAGTTTTTGAAATCTTGCGCGCTGACCGCTGACCATGTAAGCAGGCCCCGATAAAGCCCCTGTGAGGCAGTGACATCTTGTACTTGTAGTATCGGAACGCTTGTATCTGGCGCGCAGGACGCCTCTACACTCTCTAGTAGAACGTAGTTGCCCACATTGCCAGTGGGTGATTGAAACGCTACGCGTACATCGTAATGCTCGTACTCGATCAGCCCTGTAATATGATAAGAAGTCGAGCCTTCGCTCAACTGATATCGCCGCCAAGAATCAACGGAGCGCTGTCTGATCTCAAGCACAGGCAAATACACACCAGTAGGCGTTATCGCGCTCCAATTTGTGAATATTCCTGCGCTTGGCTCCAACGAATTACCCCGAACACCTTTTGCAAAAGCAGTAAAACCGCTGGCAATAGGGATAGTCCCGCTGGGCGTTAGCTGAGGGCGCAGTGGAGCTTGGTGTAGCTCTTCCTCAATCACATCAAATGCAGACTCGTTAATAGACTCTAGCGTATAAGTCACGCGCCCTGTTGCTGTATCTAGCCCGTAATTTACAATGCGGAACGCACCATCTACGCCGACAATATCAGACTCCCAGCGAATAACTGTCTCGTAGAGCGCTATCAACGCCATTGGCTTGCAAACAATCTTTGCTTTGATTGACGGGTTGTCTTTCTCGATCTGTATTTTTGCCAATCTCGTGCATTGCGTGTTGCTCGGCACATAACTATAGTTCAGCTCTTGCTCATACTTGCCATCATGCTCAGCTTTTCTAGCTGCATCCACGTAGACACCACCCAGCTCAGCATAGTCTTGCTCACGGTCAACAAACTTATAGCTCAGCGTGTTATATCTGTCTATCGTGTCTGTACCATCGCCATAGTCTGAGACTTCTATTAGCATGTCATCGGTGATCGTGACTGTCGGAGCCTGCCATTTGCCAACTTGAATGCCAATCTTTCCAGCCGGTGTCAGAAACATGTCGGCAGCACAAGCAACTTGTAGGCGCTTAAGTACTGTGCCGCGCTCTTCTTCCAGCGAATAACCACCGCTTATTCTATAGCGCGGCTCGGGGGAACCATCGGCAGTTGTAATAGTGTCGTCACAGTCGTTCGCTGCTGTGACAAAATACGACTCATCAACAAAATCAGCACGACCGAAGCCATCATCTGAGCGTAGAAAATCACGGATTACCAACGCAGCATTATCACTATAAGCCACCGCATTAGTTCTAGGATCATGCACTGGGGAGCCACGCATGACTACTTCTAACACTGGCTCGCGATTCGGGTACATATCAGACCAACGCTCTGGACTACAAGCCGCTGTTGAGATAACAGAATGACACAAACCCTTGAGCCTATGCGAGCTAGTCCATTCTGGAAATACATTGCTCAAACGCTGTAAATGATACCCAGCCGGAAATCCACGCGCTGTGTTAATCTGTACCTTTTTAGTGCCCTCAATGTACTGTGAATCAGTCACCAAATTATTGCTATCAAGCTCTACCACTTTCTGGTCTAAGTAATACTTGAGAATAGAATCAGACTGACCATGGCCATGCACGATAACTCTGTGAAGCGTATTATCTTTGGCGCGAATAAAAACTGGTGTTCCGCCCACGCGATTTTCACCGTAAAACTTTAACCGCGCAGCATCTGCGCTAGGCGCGTTCGCTCTGATATTACTAAGCTTAGACTCTGGCGGCTCTGGCAGAGATTTCTTTGATAGCGCACTCACGGCTAGCGAACCAACAATAGAAACAATTTGGCCTAGAGCCGTCAACCCCCCACCAGCAACCACTAACGCAAAACTGCCAGCAGCGCCAAAAATAGTAGGCAGTACGGCTGCTATCGCTGCTGGCATGACCACCCCTGCAATAATGTGTAATCTGTCTTCACTTGAAACCCTCTCTCTGTTTTAAGATATAAATTCTCATCAATCAAAATGCCGCAAATGATCTGCCCATCTGCCTCTGCCACAGCTACGCCATCGGATATGGTCGGCTCAAAACCTTGCAATGCTTCTTGCATGAGCGCTAGCAATCCGCCTTTGCTCTCGATAATTCGCTTGCAGCCAAACGCAGTGCTGTACTGACCAAGGTAAGGTTTTGCGACATCAATGCCCGTTTGTTGCTTTATCAAGCCGACCGCCCACATCGCGCAATCATTCACGCCCCCCTTGAACGGCTCACTAGCCGTTTGCTTGACGTACTCTAGGGAATCCATACAACCTGCTTGCCGTTTTGAATTAAATCGCTGACAAACTCCAACCCTTTGTCACCCGAATGCCTAGCTCTCTGATCTGCATCGGTTAACCTGCCCTTGGTTGGGCGAACTTTTGTGGTAAATGGTGATTCAACGGTTAACTTGAGATGAGAGCTGGTCAGCGAGATAGAACCCACTGCCTTATCCATCAGCCCTGTTGTTAGAGCAAACGGCACACCTACTGCATTGCCATGCTCATCAACCACACAAGCATACATAGTCGCTTTGCGATTGACGTACTCGCTCTTGTTTCTCAGAACTTCGGGAATAGACTTGCTCAGTGCATCCGCGCCTTCAGTGAATTCTTTGGGTATTGCTAACTCATACTCAACATAACTTGCCAGCTCATCTACACCACCGCCAAAACTGGGGGACTGGACTAACTCGCCTAACCCTTCCCAGATATTGCCTTGTGGGTCAGTAAAAGGAATATTCATGTTACTCAAGCGAACAACCCCGCTTACAAAATCAAACTCAAACAATAAGGCCAAGGATATAACCTCGGCCTTTAATACGGTTTCGATTTGGTTAGGGCTAGGTTGCCCTGCTAATAATCTGCTCATCTATCAAACGCCTCTACTAATGACAGCTGTGGGTCTTCCGCCCAACGATGGTGACTCACTATTAGCTTACCGCTATCATCGTTTGCCAAACGACAGCGAATAACCGGATTCATAAACTCCAAGCTATCACCAGCAGGTATAGCCTGTCTTAATGGTGGGTTAAAGCGTAACTTTGTGTCGTATCCCTCTGCGATATACAAAAAATCATCGTGTGAGAAATACATGCCAGGGTGAATCACGCCGACATTGCCAGATACTATTATCTCGCTAGCGCCTGCCGATGCTGCCTGCCCAGCAGTTAGCTCGCCTGTTTTCGCGGTATACAAATTCGGAACAGAAATGCGTATTTGGTTTTTTCGCCCATTGATTGCAGTCATTGTTGCTTGATAAACCGGAATAAGCGATTTCCAAATGCCAGATAATGTCAGATCGCCAGCCCACCTGCGATTCTCGTTCACAATCATCTGTTCGCGTCCATCTAACCCCTGCCCGCCACTTGTACTCTTACTAGACAAGTGCCAGCTAGACGTAGACACGCGCTTAAGACTGTCAGGCCAATCAATTATTTTCATTAATTTCGTCTCTGTGATTCTGATAACTGTTGATTATTTCGTTTTACCACTTCAATCGCCACTGGCATTGCCGCATCTCTGCCTGCTTGCCTTGCTATAGCACCTAACTTGCCGTCATCGTCCACGAATACGCGGACGCTAACTTGCTGCGAGCCTCCCAATGATGGTACAGCCATGCTTGTTGGGCTAGGAAGACTTGGCATACCGACTAAACCGCCAGATGAATAACCTTTTAGCTGTCGATGAAGCACTTCAAGGTTGCCTACCCCTGCGCGGCGCACCGCTTCGGCTGACATAACATACTCGCCTTTGTGAACAACCCCAGCTGGCTCATATTTACCGCCTGATCCGGTGTAGCCGCCCTCTGCAAAACCGTTGAATAATTTGCCAAGCAGACCACCAGACTCAGAAGTACCAAAAGCTGACGCCAAGGGACCCTCCCCGAACAGGGAGGCTTGAAGAGCAGCCTTAGCTATTGACGTCGCAAGGCTCTCGAACACATCGCTCAAGCTCTCGCCCTCAACAATTGCGTCAATAAACCCTGCCTTCATTTGCGCTTGCAGTGACTTGTAATATTCTGTTTGTTCGATAAGCTTTTTTTTCTTATCTGTATGTTTTGCAAGCTCATCGGCCTGCGCAGTTATCTGCTCACGCAGGGTCTCACCATGTTCACCACTTGTTGCATCCAAATCTAAACCTAATTGCTTGGCCTTGTTCAGCAACTCATGCTCTAGCCTTAACCGCTGTGTTTCCTGCTCGTTCAGCCCAATCAAGCTAGCCTCGAAAGCTATTGCCTCTTGCTCATCACCAAAACCTGCCGTTAAGGCTAGCGCCTCTTTCTCAGCAACTAACTTACGCACCGCTTCGGCTTGCTTGCTAATGCTCGCGCGCAGAGTCTCTCCTGTGCTTGCATCAACCTTGTCTAAGTCAAGCTTGTCTGCTTTGACTTTTTTGAGGGCTTCATACTCTAGTCGTAGCCCTGCAACCTCACTGACTGACTTGCCCGTCAGCGAGATCTCAAATTGCATGTCTGCTATTTGCTGACGTTGGCGTTCATGTAAATTTCTCAAGGCATCTGCTTTACGCTGAATTGCTTTTTGTGCTTCCGAGGCTCCATTACTTGTAGATGTCGGTCGATTCTTTGCGTTCAATTCATCTTGCTTTTTCTTTATCTCCTCTAATACCGCCGCGTACTCTTCGCTTCCTTTTATAACCGAATTTCTATCAGTATCAGTGGATTTATCATAAAATTTAGCGGCATCTGGAGATGGAACGCCGATCTTTGCCTTAGCATTGTCATAATCGAGCGCAGCCAGCGCACCTGCCTCACCAACCTTATCGCCAACGAACTCTAGTCTTATCTTTGCTCTCTCCAGAGCTGACTTCTTGTTAGTCATCAAATCATTTAGTGTTCTTGCGGCGGCAGAAGCATTGTGAATTTCGCCGGTTAAACCTGCTGCGTTATTTTCAGCATCAATAAAGTTCTCGGGCGTTATGCCTGTAATCTCGTTAAGTTTATCCGTTTGATGGTTGAGCCTTAACGCATTAGCGGCGGCGCTCGCCAAACTAGCGGCGAAGCCTTTCGCTTCCTCATTGCTGCCTTGAAAATCGCCGACAATTTCACCTACTTGTTTACTCAACCCCTGCCAGTTGTTGTCATCTATGAGACCTGAAAAGTTATTTCTCAGTTCAATGATCTTATTGAGAGTATCAGGGCTTATCTTTAAGCTCTCAGCTAGTGGTTCATGGTTACTGAGTTCTTCTATCTGTTTGTTATTATTCTCGAGACGTAGTGCTCTAGCCACTCCACCTTTCCTATAAACAAGATTCGTATGTGCATTATTTTCTATAGGTGTTATTTTTTCTAGAGATTTTAATTCTTGTTTTAATTCCTCTGTCCTCGCTTGAGCGTTATCAAGCTCCGCCAAGAACCCTGCGGCATTGTCTTTGCCCAATACTCCATCAAACAACGCAGCTGTTTCTTTCTTTGCTGTCTGCAAATCTTGCTCAGCAAGGACGCGAGTCAGCTCAACGACCTCCGCGGTCACTTCGCCGTAAGCATCTCGCATCGATTCAAGGTCACTAGCATCTCCAATGCTAGACTGCACCTGGCTCATCGCGCGCTCAACATTTCCCAACTGCTCAGCAAGCTTTTCGGTACGCTCAGCCAGCTCTGCCTCACTATCTCCCCAACCCATAAAAAGTTTAGTCAACGGCCAGCCAACATTAACAACTAGACCTACGACATCTCCAAGCACTCCAAATCCCTCTAATAGCTCCGGTAGCTTCATCACAACGGTACTAAGTGGGTCTGCCCCGTTCTCAATCTCCTCAACCATATCGCCAAGCTGATCAGCTGTGTTCTTAATTATGGAGCCGGTATTACTACTTATACTACCCAGCTTCGCTAGCCCTTTTGCTTGAGTGTTGGTGGCATTATGAGTCTGAGCAAGTGCGGTCTGTGTTTGCGCTAAGGCTTTATTGGATTGGACTCTAGTGATAGCGCCTGATTTTACCGCTGCCTCTAGCACTCTCTCTGCATTTTGCAATTTTAACTGTGCCGCAGAAGCAGAGTCTGTTGAGGCTCTTTGCCTATCAACCGCAGCTCTGTTTTTAGCAAACGCTTGCTGAAAAACTGCTGCCGATTGCTCGGCAGACTTACTTAGCTGAGTTATTTTCTTATTTATGCCAGAAAAGCTATTCGATATTTCGCCTGTGCGTTGCTCGGTTATGCGCTGCATCTGCAGCATTTGCTGCTCGAACTTAGTCAGCTTTGCTTCTACATGCACTACCAGCGTACTCTCATTACTCATACAAGACCCATCGCCTTTAAATCATCATCGGTTAAATCTAGAATTTTCGTCTCAGCCTTAGCACCATTTGCCAAAGCAAAGCCAGCGCTAGCCGCTAAAAAAGACCACCAATCCTGTTGGTCTATAAGACTCGGTGCAAACCCCATTACAGCGCCTGCGGCGTAGACGTCAGCGAATCGCCACTTTCCTCGTTCGCTTTTTTTTTATCACCTCCTAAGTCGGGTAGCTCCTCATCAGTTGGCGGAAGAATCGCGCTGGCAAGTACTTGATAAGCCGTCGCTTTCATCGCAACGAGCTGTGCTTGATCAACGAGCTTATTAACAAGAGCGGCGGCAGCATCCGGTGGCATACCACCACCAATTAGGCCAAGACGGATTGTCTCCACAACATCGTCAATAAAATACTGCGCGTTGGAGAGGCGAAGTAAAATAAACTCAGGACCTGCATCACATTTGCTTTGCAACGCACGAAGCTCACCGATACGGAGAGCAAATTCATGCTCTCCTCCACACCAGTTGACCTTAGTCATTAGGCTTTAAGCGAGGTGCTAACCTCACCAGCAAATTGCAGCTCAATACTGCGAGAGATAGCAGAGCTGCCCTCTTTTTGCTTGCTGTCTCCAAGAGATGAGAGAATAACGTTTCCAGTTTCGTATTCTATTTCTCCTGTCTGAGCATGAGAGTGATACACTCTGCAAAGCTTTTGCTCGCCAGAATGAAACCATGACAAAAGAGAATCAGACGATTGCTTCGCCATGATTCCACTGCCTGAAATAGACATAGACGTACTGACTATATCTTTTTCCACAGATAACGGTTTAGACTCGTCATCACAATCTGGAATTTTTGTTTCACTCGTTTCTGTTGAGCGATTAATCTCATAATCATAAAGACCACACACACGCGTGAATGTGCCTGAGCCTTTCGTTGTCTCTAGCTCAATCATTAGCTCTGGATATTTAACACTGTTAGCACTTGCCATTTTTACCTTCCTATAGATATTAAAAAGCCGCTGTTAAGCGGCTGGGTTGATTTTCGTTTACTTTAAGTTTCGTTTACTTTGTTCTCTCTGGTAGCAAACTAGCCACACCTGCGGCTATAGCTGCAGCTATCACCTCTCTCGGGAAACTTTTCGCTTTACTGCCTGCCTTAATTGCCCAACCAGCATTCGTTTTGGTACTGGTGTAGTTAAAGTCCTGCGTGAATATCGCGGTTACTATTTCTTTAGTCATATTTCCCTTCTTACTGCCAATAAAAAACCCGCCGAAGCGGGTTTGTGTTGTTCTTGATTTTGAAGAGCGATTTTATTCGTCTTTTTTTAAAAAGAATCTGCATTGATTTTTTCAGGAGCAACGTTATGCTTTTCTCGCTTTGCCTGTAAACTGTATTTCATAGACTCGTACTCCAGCTCTAGTCTAAATCCAAAAAAACCAACATCATGACAGTCCAACCACACCTCAGAACTCTCGCCATAGTAATGCTCTTTGGTCGAGTTTCCATACTTCTTAAGCAAGACTCTATCTAAATCTAGCAAGGCACCTTCGCATAGCTCAGAATCTTTATAATATTTATGAGCAACTATTCGAAATATCATTCCTGTTTTTGGCGATATATGTCTCCAAATTTCATCCCAAACGCACCTGTCGGATTTTCCGCATGACCAACGCCGCCCAGCGCTATTAGCACTAGCAAAGCTAATCTCTTCATATTACATCTCCTCAATGAAGCATTAATACTACAGACTTTTAATAGCTTTGTTAATGTTTCGCGCTATTTTCAACTTAACTTATTTATATTTGCGCGGTAGACTGGAAAAAGAACAAATTAGCCACCATGTTCCACTAATGCTTTTAATTGTATACTCCCATGAGATATTCCCTCAGTATCTGGAACTACTTTTGATAAAGTCACTTTAATTCCAGCCATCACATCATTATCAAGACTTAGCTCTACATGATGAAGAGCGTCTTCTACTAACCTTATTATTTTCTTTATCCCGCTAATACCATCTTGATAATTTGACCAAACATCTAGCTGAATGGTCTCTTCGCTAGCGCGAGTACACTCTGTGTCTTGTGGCTTGGTGGTAGAGGTTCCAAAACTTATATATGGATACACAGCGCTTTGAGGAATGGCATCATATATGTCCGTCACCGAGGACATAAGGGTGCTATTAGCACTCAAATGCTGATATATCGCTTGTTGTAAATCAAACATTTATTAACACCGTTACTTCTTATCTGTTGTTATTGTTGCTAGCTTTATCTCGTATATCTCGATTATTTGGGCATCAACCTCTAGGTCGGGTTGTATGAATAGACGACTCTTGGTATCTTCGGGCGTTATCATTTTTATGTGCTTTATCTTCGTTATTTTTATTGAATTAAATAGTATGTTTATTTGATTGTTATGATGGCCATATTTCATCCACAAAAAAACCAGCCGTTAAGCTGGTTTACATTTGATGGCAGCCACATAATGTAGAATGTGACAAGCATATTTTATTGGCCGATTTATCTCTGTCGCCCCAAATCATTTTCACTATTATAGCATATTAGTATTTGATTTATAGGAAAAAACAGGACAAATCTGTCCTAGGCAGTCGGTTAGTATTTTTCAGCAAAAAATAATAGCTTATCTTTTCCTGCCTACTTAGCTCGACTATCTCTCTTAATACTGACTTAGGAAATGACGTATTCACACGTTCTTTCCTAAGTCAGTATTAATCTCTGGTAGATCTATATTCATTAGCACTTTATGATTTTTTTTGTTATAGCCTTGGTGCGAACCTAAGCTGTACTTGTAGCCATCCGTGATTTGCATACTTTTATATAGTTATTGAGATAGCTATTACTAAGTGATCTTGTATTAAAAAAGCCCCAATTAAGGGGCTAATGTTTTAGTCACTGCCTCAATCTAACAATAAATTCAAAGCAGGCACTAACCAAGCGCTATCATCAGGAGTTGGCTCAGGCTCAGGCTCAGGCTCAGGTCTCCAACTATAAATTTTTTGTATGGCAGCTTTTAAGTCTGGACGCTTCCCAACTGGCTTGTTTAAACCTTCACTTTGCGCCACTCCAGTTGAAGTTATGAGGTCTCGCATATCATAGGAATTTAGCGGCTCATGTCCTTCAGCCATAATAACCCCTTGTAAACTTGCTATGGCACCTGCAACGATTGGAGCAGCTCCTGATGTCCCGCTGAAAAGGGTGTAGTCATCGTTTATATCATCAGTGCCATTGCCATAGATCTTGCCCCCAGTGCTACCTAAGGTAAATATACTTCTCCCCCAGGTGTTCACATCAACACGAGACCCATAATTGGTAAAGTCGGCGGGAGATAAAGAGTTGTTTCCGCCTGTAGCTCCCACATAAATCACGCCTGAATCTCGAACATTGCGATCAAATTTTCCTTCATAGATAGGGTCGTCAAGATTCTTGCTACTATTGCCAGCTGAGTGAACTACAATTACTCCATTTGCTGTTACGGTTTTAAATAATTCAAAAAAATGATCATAGTAGTCAAGTGAACCCCCTCCTGTTGTCACGGTGATGACCACAATCCCGCCATATCCAACGATAGAGTTAAAACTCTCAATATCGTTGAAATTATCTATCTCTATAGCCCCTATTTGGGCACGATTAGCAATTCCTGTTACTCCCTTTCCATTGTCTACTGCACCTATAATTCCCAAAACAGCAGTGCCGTGATTTTTCCATGTATTAGATTCTACTGTAGGGTCATTAACATGGAACATAGATGGAAGGTCCTCATGGTCAAAATTCCACTCTTCCTCATAGTGAACTACTTTAACGCCTTCCCCTTTCCCACCTGGCCTTGTCCAAGCATATCTGGCATCTATACCACCCGGTGCTGGGTCTAAATAGCCTTGGTTTCCTTCTAAATCTGGCACATTAGAAAAAGTCAGCTTTATCTCAGGTATGGCCTGTACGCTTTCAATCACATCAAACTGCCTTAAATTACTAATAAGACCCTTAACATCTCCATACTTCATCGGCTTGTCTGAAATTAATGAGTGAAAAAGATTTAAATCTGCCAGCTTGTCAGCATTACCCCCAACCCTCTTTACGTTTTTAAGGCTTCGCTTCTTATTCATCTTCAGAAGATTAGCTTCCCCATTTTTACGTAATGCATCTAATTTCTCTTTTGACGCTGAGAAAGACCGCTTCATTGTGAGATTGTTATTTTGCACCGCGTCATGAATTTGCTTAAGCTCATTATCTATTTTTGATACTGAGAATTCTTTAGAGAATGTTTTATTTGCTTTTGAAAGCAGGTGATTGTTGTTTGTTTCAACTCCAGAGCCTTCTTTATATCTAATAACTACCGTTGATATTGCTTCATTATCAGATAACTCAAACCTATCCTTCTTTACCTGACCCTCTTGTGCATGAGATATCCCTTGAATACTCAAAACAAGTATCATTAATTTACTAAGACTATTAATCTTCATTTTTTCCTCTTTTTTTAAAAATTGCCCACAAAAAAGCCAGCTCGAAAGCTGGCTTTTTAATTGCTAGGAGGTTTATTGATTAAGAATGACCACATTAGCCCACACGATAGACTTTTATATAGCTATGAGGAGAGCAACCTCCGTTTTTGTCATACCCTATATTCAATGAAGTTCCCTGTGAATAAGAAAGCATTGCTCGCGCTAGCATACTTTTTCTATTTTCTGCCGACACATCATGGCCGATAGAGAAGTAAGAAGAATTGCATTCGGGGTGTGATGTTGGCTGGTTTTTAAGTCTGATTAAAACCCTATCTGTATATGAATAGGTTAGAATCTTATCGACCTTTCCACTTATATTGGCATTGTAGCCGCTCTGTGCAATCGCAGGAGCGAAGCCTATGATCATTAAAATTGTTAATAATTTAGCTTTCATACATTCCCTCTCTTACTCAACTGACCCAATATATACAGGAGCTGGGGAGCTGCCATAAGTTG